ACTCGACCTGCCATGCCAGGCCGCTCTAGCTCACGCTTGCGGGCGCGGGCAGACATATTTGAATCTACCTTGTCGTTTTCCTTCTTGAGGTCAAAACCTTTTTTGAAAAACGACTGGATGTAGTTCCAAGACTTGAGGATCCCGGCTTCGAGGCTGTCCCACGAGGCGAGGGCCGTGTTGATCACGTTGTCGAAGGCACCTTGCAGGTACGCTCCGAACGTGCGGAAGGCGTTGCCGACGCCGGTCCAGAGCCCGTCCCAGATGTTTTGGATGCCGGTGCCGAGATTGGTGAACGTGTTTTGTAGGGCGGTCGCCCACGGGTCGAGGGCGTTTTGGAAGCCTTCGACGCCTCGGAGCCAGCCGGCGTAGAGGCCCGCCCAGAGGGCATCCATCGCCCCAGACAGGTCGCCGGCGACGATGGCGTCGTAGATCGCCCCGAACGTGGTCGAGGCGATGGCCGACAGGCCCGACAGCGATCCCGACATCGCGAGGATCGCCACGCCGAGGGCCGCCACGCCGGCGACGATGAGCACAACCGGCGAGAGCACGACGGCCATGGCAGCGCTGACGAGCGTCAAGGCCAGCCCGATCCCGGCGATCGCCAGGCCGGCGGCCGTGAAGATGGCGACGCCCTTGGCGAAGGAGATCACGAGGGCTTCGTTTTCTCGGATGAAGTTTGCTATCCCGTCCACTAAGCCAGTAATGGGGGCAGTGAGATCCATGAGGGCCGGGCCGAGGGCATCGGTCGCGGCGATCGAAAGCCTCTCAAGGGCGGCGTAGACCGTTCCGGCAGCCCCGGCTAGGCCGCTCATCATCGTTTTAAACTTGTCGCCGACCGACATCGCCCCACCCATCGCGCCGGTCATTGCGTTGAATCCCTCGACGCCCGTGCTGGTGAGCACGGCCGCCGCTCGGATTGCATCGCTTCCAAAGATCTGGCGGAAGATGTCATCTTTCGCCGCTTGATCCATGCCGACGAGAGCACCGTTGAGCGTGCCAATAATGTCGACGAGCGGCTTCATTGAGCCGTCGGCGTTTCGGAAACTGGAGACCGAAAGGCCGATTGCATCAAGCGCTCCGACCGCCTCGTCAGCCGGAGCCATGAGCCGCAGGAGCATCGTCTTCAATGACGTTCCGGCGTCGCTGCCCTTGATGCCAGCGTTGGCAAGGATCGCCAGCGCCGCCGACGTGTCGCCGAGCGACTGATTTGCCAATGCGGCAACCGACGACACCTGCGAGAACGCTTGCGAAATACCTTCGATGGACGTGCTCGAAGCATCAGCCGCCGACGAAAGAGCATTGGCCGCCACGTCGGCGGTCACACCAAAGACCTTCATCGCGTCGGCCATGACCACGCCGGCGGCTGCCACGTCCATCTGCCCGACCCCGGCAAACTCGACCGCAGCTTTGCCAGCGCCGCCGAGCACCTGCTCGACGCTCATGCCAGCCTTCAGCAGTTCAAGAAACGACTGCGTGATCTGCGTGGGGCCAACTCCCATGGCCGCCGACATCTGCAGCGCTGCCGCCTTGAGGCTGTCGAGCTCGGTAGCCGTAGCGCCAGTTGAGGCCTTTATGTTCAGCAGGGTCGATTGAAATGCAGACCCTTGCCGAACGGCTAGGGCGAACGGGGCGAGGGTCGCCGCTCCGAGGCCGGCCATCTTGGTGCCGAGGCTCGTCATCGACGCGCCCATCTGCCCGATCCGTTTCTGCAGCCCATTCAAGGCCGAGAAAAACTTTTTGGGATCCGCACCGATCTCGATGAAGACCTGCCCGCCTCTGACTGCTGTGGAGCTCATACGTGTTTCTGCCAGTCAGGGCCGAGGAGTCTTTGGATCTCTTCCGGAGTCGCCTCTCTAGGCTTGACCTTCTTTGCGAAGGGGTTCAACTTTTCCGGCTTCGTCGTGGGGGCGTGCTTGGCCTTGTTTATGTTTGCGTTTTGGGCGAGGAGGTTGGCGGTGTGCCACCAATCCATTTCTAGGCGGCTGTCTCTAGCGGTGAAGAGTTGTCGGAGGGTCCACTCGCCGGGGTGGACGCCGAGGATTCCGGCGGCTTCGTAGATGGCATCCCAGACGCTCCGATCAGGCTCTCCACCGTTGCCGCTGCCAGACCGGCCTCCGCCTTTGCCGTCAGCTCCGTCGCCATTTCGTCCATTTTGGCGACCAGCAGACCGACCATTCGACGGAGGCGAGGCGGGAAAAAATCGACGAGTTCCGCCTCAAGCGCTTTCACGCCCGCCTCCAATGCGTCGCCCTTCAGGCCTTCAAGGAAGTCTTCCTTGGTGAGTTTCTTTTCGTCGCACTGCTTGCGGCAGATCGCATAGAGGATCTCGCCGATCTTGCCGTATTGGCTGCGAAGCACTTCGAGCGTCCGAGAGATGTTGCCGGCGTCGATCATGTCGAAGGGCTCGGTCCGCCGCTGCCGCTCGATGCGGCCGTCGGCCTGCTCCACGTCGTCGGTCACGTCGATCGTGACCAGCCCCCGCACACGGTCGGCCGCCGCCACCGTCAGGGCCACCATCCACGGGCGGCCCTGGTCGTCTTTGAATTCTTTCATACTCGCAGTCCGCTCCTCGTCATCTTGGCCTCGATCGTAAGAGTCGCCACACCATCGACAGAAAACGTCTCGGAGACGCCGGTCACGACCGCCGTGAACGACCAGCCGCCAGAGCCGCCGGAGACGCTGACCTGTGTCCCCTCCTCGCAGCTCGTAAACGCTCCGGTCGAATCGGCAGAGTCGTTGAGCTCGATCGAGACCGTGGCGTCGTAGCCGACGGAATAGACCTCGGACAGGCGCGACCCGTAGGCGTTGATGTCGATCGTCTTGGCCGACTCTGAGATCGTGACGCTCCTTGCGCTGGCGATATTGCCGCCGACCGAGATGGAGCAGTCCTTTCCGAGAGTGATCGCCACGGTTTAGCCCCTGCGAGCGGATACCGTGAAGGTGACAGCGCCATCGATTGAGATGTTTTCAGTGACGCCCATCACAAGGAAGTTGCTCGTCGCCGTGTTGCTCTCAAGGGCCGTAATAAGGCCGGAGGCGTCGTGGCACTCGATCTCCCACATCTGCGTCTTGAAGCCGGCCTTGTTGGCCTTGTAGCCGGCGGCACCAGTCGCACCGCCCTCGTTCGTGCGATTGGTCACATCAATGACTTCGCACTCCTCCGTAAACGTCGCCGAGATGATGTCGGTGCCGAACGGAGGCGCTGTGCCGTCTTTTCCGAGCGTAATTGCCATGTGTTAAGGCTCCTGTGATTAGGACTGCGAGTCGGCCCGCGAGCCAGACACGGTGAAAGTGGTGATGCCGTCGATCGGGTCGCTCTTGGCGATATTCGTGACGATGTAAACAACGTCGCCCGTCTCGGTGCCTGCAAGTGTGAACGTAGCGCCGATGCTGACGCCGGGGGTGTCGACGCACTCAAGCTCGACGGTCTGCTCGATGAGCGCCTTCTTGTATTTGCGAAAGCCTGCCGAGCCGTCGGCGAACGTGGTCACGTCGATCTCCGAGGCCGAGTTGCTGACGGTGCAACTGCGAGCGTTTGAAACGCCCGTGATCGTTACGTCTTTTCCGAGTGTGATTGCCATTTGTGGCTCCGAGTGGCTTGATGCCGCTGCCGCGGCGATAGGCTCAAATTAGGGGCGACCGCTGGCCGGCGTTAGGGGGTGTGTCTCGCCCGTCATGGTCCGTAAATCTTGTTCTTCCACTGGGCGGCGAGCTTGTCCCGCTTGGCGTCGAGGCCCTTTTTCATGTAGCGGCCCGGCTTCACCTTGCCGCCGGCAGTGGCGAGAACCTTGCCCTTGCGCCGGGTGTGGGCCGGGTCGATCCAGAGTCCGACGTAGGCCGAGCCGCCACGCTGCGAGGCAGTCAGAAAGCGGCCTCGCTGGTCGCGACGCTTGCCGCTGCCACCGGAGAGCATGTTTCCCGGTGGCGGAAACTTCTGCATGAGTTTCGACTTGCCGGGATACCGGCCGACGAGCTTCAGCACCCGGCGAGCAGAGCCGCCAAACTCCTGCAGCCTATTCAGCCAAGTCGCCTCGTTGGTCGGGCCGATCACGACCGAATCCTTGCGGGTGTCGACCTCAAAACGGATCAGCGTCCGCAGGAAGCCGGTCCGAGTGGCACCTCGGCCGCGAGGATTCTTCCAGCTTGTCACCTTGCCTGGGATCGGCGGGCGAAACTCCATCGCGAGCACGGGCCGGCCGTCCTTGGTTCCGACCTGCGACCAATTCGGTTTGGTCTTCACGTTGCGGTGTGAGAACTGCTTGCGGGCCGACCGCTGCACGATCACGCCGGCACCGGGCAGGGCCTCGCGGGTGCCACGCTTGATTTTCTTGCGGATGTGGGCCTTGTTGAGCCTGGTCTTGACCTTGATCTTCGGCTGCATGGATTACTCCGGCAGTTGGTCGGCCGAGAAGACCCGGTAGGTCGCCGTGATCACCGCCCGCCAAGCGTTGCGTTCGCTCAGGGCGTCGTCGGGATTGAGCTCGATGGCGACCGTGATCGGGCTCGTCACGCCCTCCGGCCAGACGACCGCCTCGGACCAGTCATGCGACCGCACCTGGAGCAGGGCCTCGTCGGCCAGGTCGAGCATCCCGTCGACCTCGGAGTCGCTTTGGACGTGGCGACCGATGAAGACGGAGACCTCGTAGTCGATCTGGCTGACGTTGCGGCTGATCCGCGAAACCTCGGCCGATCCCGGCGTCACGAAGATCACCGGCTCGCCCATGGCGTCGAGGTCGATACTGACCCAGTTCTTCCGCTCAACCGTCGTCGAGGCGATCGACCACGTCACATCCTGCAGGCCAGCCGCAAGGGCATCAGCAATTTGTCGCAGGTAGGAGCTCATTGGCTGTCCCGAGGATGCGGGCCATCGCCTCGACGTTGGCCGTCAGACGTTGGTCGTCTGGGCATCGTGCCACGGCCTCCCTAGCCAGCGTGAGGGCTTGTGGCCGCATCCCAAGCTCCCAGGATGCGACCGCTGCGAGGTCGAAGGCTTTTGCTAGAGCCTTGGGATCGTTGCAGTGGCTCGGAGCGTCTTCGGCCTTGATCGCCATCGAGGCGAAGGCGAGCACCTCCCGCCAGTGCCGGCGGCCGTAGTTGAGCCACGCCAGCCGCTCCCATGCGTCGGGCTCGCCGGGGGCCTCCTTGGCCGCCTGGTGCATCTCCCGCTCGTCGTGCGTCAGCCGGCAGAGCTGCCGGCGAGCGTAGGATCGCTCGGTGGCCGACCCGCCCGGCATCTCCAAGTAGCCGCGAAACTCCTCCACGGCGTCGGCGTGCATCCCGGCGTAGTCGAGCTCACGGGCCAGATACCAGCGAGCACGGGCGTCGTGCGGAGCCTCCCGCACCGCCACCCGCAGCAGCTCTAGGTCGGTAACGTGTTTCTTCCCGGCGTCTCGGTGGTGGTGGATCTCTAGTCCCTCGGCCACGGCCATCACCCGCTCGCCAGACCAGCAGACGAGGCCCTCGTGGGTCGCTGCCGACCAGCGGAATCCCCGGCGAGCGTGGACCCGGTCTGAGAGGAATACGAGGCCCGGCCTGCCGTCGGCTTCCCACGACCAGACGTAGCGGTAGCGGAGGTTGTTGACGTTGTCGACCCAGGCCCGCTCGACCGCCTCCCGCCAGCCGGGCTGCAGCCGCTCGTCGAGATCGAGGCGGACGCAAACGTCGACATCGGGCGGCAGGTGCGAGAGGGAGAGATTGTGGGCATCGTCCCATCGCCACGGGCAGACGTAGCCGGTCGCCACGGTGACGCCACGATCGTAGAGCAGGTCGACCGTCAGATCGGTCGACCCGGTGTCGGTGACGACCCGCACGTCGGCATCCTTGCACGAGTCGGCCCAGGCGACGCAGTGCTTGGCCTCGTTTCGGGCGAGGGCGTAGACGCCGATCTTCATGTGATCACCGCCGCCTGCCGGAGGCCGTCGTTGATCCACTCGACCGACCGCTGCCGGTCGGCCACGAATTGCACGACCGCCGCCTTTACCTGCACGTTGTCGCAGTCGTCGGCCAGGATCGCCGGCACATGGGCCACTAGGTTGAGATCCTGCAGCGCCCCGGCGTAGGAGTGGTCGCCGTCGACGTGGGCAAAGTCTGCCGGCGGCAGGCTCCGCACCTTGTGGCTGTCGACCACGATCAGCGAGGCGTCGATTGCCCACCGCTCGACCACGGTCTTCCAGTGGGCGAGGCAGTCGATTGAGTCGTCGTCCATCGCCCCGTCGAGGCAGAGGTAGCGGGCGTCGGGGGCCGCCGTGGCGAAGACCGCCAGCGAGTAGCCGCAGCGGGTGCCGATCTCGATCACCCGCTTGGGTCGCAGGTCGGCGACGACCGTAGCCTTGCGGTAGTAGTGGCCCTCGACCCGCTCGTCGAGCTGAAACCAGTCGTGAGGCCGCCAGACCTCCGAGAGCGTCTTGGCGATCTTGTCACGAAATGGGGATTTCATGGAGCAGGGCCTCGATTCCCTTGGCTGGCACCTCGACGAGCCAGGCCTCGGCGTCACGCACGCCAAACGAGACGACCACGCGGTCGCCGAGCACGGCCAGCCCTGCGGCAAACTCGATCGCCCGCGTTTCCCGAAACGCGAACGGCTGCGAGATCCGCCGCAGAGCGAGGGCATTGTCGAACCAGGCGAAGCGATGCTCGTAGGCCCTCTGGTCGCCGCTAAAGGCGACCTCGTGGATCACGGCGAGGTAGCCCTCGGCGAACGGCACGACCTGGCCGCCGCCGCGGAAGTCTTTAGCGATATGGGCTGCCGGCGATCGCTGGTGCATGAGCCACGCCCCGGCGAGCGTCGGGTCGGCGTCGACCGTGACGGTGTGGCCGCCGTGGCTGACGGCGTAGACCCAGCCACCACGCCCCTCGATCGGCATCCAGTTTTTCTCGTGCTCCTGGCAGGAGAGCGAGGAGAGTACGAAGAGATTACGGAAGGCAGCGGAGTCGAGGTCGAGGTCGGCCGTGGCGATCCGGCATGAGCCGTCGAACGGGGCAGCGTTTCGGACGGTGGCCGAGACGCCTATCCCAGTTTGGGTATGCCGGAGGCGGCAGTCTTCGAGGCCGTCGACCGGGTAGTCGGTCGTCGGGTAGCCGGGGCCGGCGATCGGGCGGCAGTCTCGGATCGAGAGGTCGGGCCGGTAGCGAACGAGGAGGTTTTCGGTACGGATCACGCCGGCGTCGGAGGGCGGCATCTCGTAGCGGCCGTCGATGATCTTGTAGTTGCTCGACCGCACAATGCAGAGCAGCTCGTCGCCGTGGGCCAGGATCGTCGGGTTGAAGACCGACCAGCCCTCGTGGGCCGGCTCGATGTCGATCCGGTGGAAGCGGGCCTCGACGAGCTCGTCGAGGGCCTGGGCGTACCAGAGGCGATTAGACCGGGTCTGCATCTCGACCTCCGGCGGCAGGGGAGTCGAGAGGAGTCGCTCGCAGGCGCGGCGACCGCAGTCGAGCTCTCCGGCGTAGTAGGCGTGAACGGCGAGGGCAAAATCGTGCTCGTGCATGGCGAGCATTTTCGCCGGGCCGTCATTTGCCGGAGAGGGGGTCGGGAGGCTCTACCCTCAATGGATAGCGCAGTTGGCCGGATGTTCGCTCAAGAGCGTCATTCCAACGTCACGCCCGGCTCGTTCAGGATCATTGTCCGGATGTCGCTCGCCAACACACGAGTCGCTGCGTCAGGCGAGCCGTGCTTCATGACCGACCGGCAGTGCTGGTCGATTGCCCAGATAAGCGACCGGGCCGCCTGTCCCTCGCGAGCGGCATCGTACTCGGCCTGCTCGTCGGGCAGGCTGTAGGTAAGCGTTGCGGTGGGCATCTATAGCAAAGTTATCATGGTTTATCGGTGACACTACACTCGCCGGGTGTAGCGTGCCGGTTGGGTGTAGCGTCTTCGTTTCCAGATTCCAGATTCCAGAAACCGATAGCCTGTGGCCTATCGGAAAGCCGCCCCAATCATACCAGCAAACGCATCATTTTTGATGCTTTTCGTATATGGATTCGGTAAGAAACCCTATGCACTTTTTCCCATGTGACGAGGTTTCCGACGCCGGAAAACGCCCGTGATACTGCCCACCGATACTAGGCCGGATACTGGTGCAAGAGCGCACTCACTCAGTCCAACCGCTCGGCGGCGTTGAGTGCGGCAACGGAAACGTCACAGGCTC